AATGATATTGATGATTTAATTGGGTATTTAGTTTTATTAAAAATAGCCAAATCTCAATCCTAGTCAACCAAGATATGGTATAATTTTAATATATGGAAATTGAATTAGCTGATCATTATGATCGCATGAATAAAGTAGTAGAGGAATTATTAAAGGGTAATAACCCTACACAGATTGCCTCTCTAACTGGGTTTAAGCGCTCAGAGGTTATAGAGTATATAGATGAATGGAAAGAGGTTGTCAGAAGCGATTCTGGAGCCCGTGAAAGGGCAAAGGAGGCCATCTCTGGAGCTGACCAGCACTATGCCATGCTTATTAAAGAGGCTTGGAAGACTGTAGAAGACGCAGATCAATCTGGTCAATTAAACGTAAAGGCTACTTCCTTAAAATTAATTGCAGATATTGAAGGAAAAAGAATAGGCATGCTTCAAGAAGTAGGTTTATTAGATAATGCGGAACTTGCAACTCAAATTGCAGATACAGAAAGAAAACAAGAAATTCTTGTTAATATTTTAAAAGAAGTTACAGCAACTTGCCCTAAATGTAAATTAGAAGTAGCAAAAAGACTTTCACAAATAACTGGCATTATAGAGCCAATTAATATAGAAAATAATGAGGTAATAACAAATGTTCAATAAAGATATTTTTGAAAAAATTGGTGAAGAGATTTATGTTTATAAAAATTTTTTAAGTAAAGAATTTTGTGAAGATTTAGTAAATTCAATTAAAAAAATAGAAGATAAGGATTGGGATCTGATAGGAGAATCTGGAAGATATTTTTCAAAACCTGGAACTGTTAATTTTGAACAAATTTATGAAAAGATTATAAACTCTATAAATTTAGAAGATGGTTTTAGCATCCAGCATGGATCACGTGCATTAAAAATGATAAAAAATTCTTTTATGTCTCCACATGCAGATAATGTTGAGTATGATTCGTTAGAAAAAAAGGCTTTAGATTACATTGATGGAGAACCGTATGATTTAAGAGAAAATACTCATTATGGGATAGTAATATATCTTAATGATTTTGAAGGCGGAGAGCTGGAATATGTTAATCAAAATATTATCTATAAGCCAAATGTTGGAGATTTTGTTATACATTCAGCAAAAGAAAATTGTACTCATGGTGTTAAAAAAGTATTAAGTGATGTCAGATATTCATATTCAAATAACATTTTTAATTTTGTTAAAATAAAAAAGGGATATGTAGCGTATCCTGGGCTTGGTAAATCAAATTATGTTTCAGAGACAAAGCCTAAAAACGTTATGAACAAAGAAACATGGTTTAAGCCATCAACTGGACAGTGTTTTATTTTTGAAAACGGGAATTGGGAAGAGATTTCAAGGTAATTTAAATGGAATTAAATTTTAATGATTTAATAGATATACTAGACGGAGAAGAGTTTGACGAAAGACCAGTAGACTTAAGAACATTCGTCACTAGTCAAGAATACCTTGGTCTGCCTCATCTTTCAGATTATCAATATACATTGATTGAGAAAAGTAGTCAAATTTATAAAGAGTCTACGTTGATTAAATTATTTGGAGAATCTGAAGGAAGAGCTAGATACAAACAAACTTGTAATGAAGTTATTGCTCAATTAGGTAAAGGTAGCGGTAAAGACTATTGTTCTACTATATCTGTTGCTTATATAGTATATTTACTGTTATGCCTTAAAGATCCAGCAACATATTACGGTAAGCCTCCAGGAGATACAATAGATATTATTAATATTGCTATTAACGCACAGCAAGCAAACAATGTTTTCTTTAAGGGTTTTAAGACAAGAATTGAAAGAAGCGGTTGGTTTATTGGTAAGTATGAAGCAAAAGCTTCAGAAATTAAATTTAATAAAAATGTTACGGTATATTCAGGACACTCAGAAAGAGAAGCATTTGAAGGATATAACGTATTAGTTGCTGTTCTTGATGAGATAGCTGGCTTCGCTCTTGAAAGCACAAGTGGTCATGATCAAGCAAAAACAGCTAGTGCTATTTATGAAATGTATCGTGGATCTGTAGATTCTCGTTTTCCTGATTATGGGAAAGTAATTTTACTATCTTTTCCTAGATTTAAAAATGATTATATTCAGCAAAGATATTCAGAAGTTGTTGCTGAAAAAGAAACTATAATTAGAACTCATACGTTTAATATAGATCCAGATTTACCAGAAAATACACCAGGTAATCAATTTGATGTTTCTTGGGAAGAAGATCATATAATTTCATATAGGCTACCCAAGATATATGCAATTAAAAGACCTACATGGGAAATTAATCCTACTAGAAGCATTGATGATTTTAAAGTTCCATTTTATAGAGATCCAGTAGATGCGCTTGGCAGATTTGCATGTATGCCTCCAGAAGCGATTGACGCTTTTTTTAAGTCAAGAGAAAAGGTGGAGAAAGCATTTAGTAATATGGCATTAGCTGTAGATAATTTTGGAAGATTTGAAGAATGGTTTGTTCCTCAAGAAGATAAAGAATATTTTATTCACGTAGACTTAGCTCAAAAACACGACCATTGTGCTGTATCTATGGCGCATATTAATAGGTGGGTAAATGTAAAAGTAACAGATAATTATTCTCAACCAGCTCCAATTGTAGAAGTTGACGCAGTAAGATATTGGACCCCTACCTCTGATAAGTCAGTTGATTTTACGGAAGTTAGAGATTACATATTGTCTTTAAGATCACGTGGATTTAAAATTAGAATATGTACATTTGATAGATGGAACTCGCATGATATGATGCAGCAATTAAAACAATATGGAATCAATACAGAGACATTATCAGTAGCCAAAAAGCATTATGACGACATGGCGATGGTTGTCTTAGAAGAAAGATTAAGCGGACCACATATTAAGCTCTTGATAGATGAATTACTTGAGTTAAGAATTATGAAAGATAAAGTTGACCACCCAAGAAAAGGATCAAAAGATTTAGCAGATGCTGTTTGTGGTTCAATATATAATGCAATTAGCTTGACTAGACCAGATTTTGGTAACGTTGAAATACACACATATTCATCATTAAAATCTAGAGATAGAGCAAATGCTCCAGTTATTGAAGACGACAGAAATGTTATTCGTGCCCCATTACCAAGAAAATTGGCAGAGGCACTTGACGGAATGGAAATAGTATGAGTGTATATCAAGATAAAGCTAAACAATGCAAATGTTGTGGAAAACATGTACCTCTCCCAGTTAGATTAAAAGAATTTAATGGCATTAAGGTATGTCCAACTACATTTGATAATATATTTGAATATAAAAGAATATGGAATGAGATAGGCAAAAGGCCTCCAGGCAATATAAGAAAACATTTTTCTGAATATGTTCAACAGATCGTAGAAACATCTATTGACAATATTCAGTCTGAAAATATATAATTCAACTAGGCACCAGTAGCTTAGTTGGTTAGAGCCCCCGACTCATAATCGGGTAGTCGTAGGTTCAAGTCCTACCTGGTGCACCAAAGGAGAAAACATGGATGACGAAGAAGCATTAAGACAAATGCAGTATTATATTGATATTGGAGCAATTAGGCTAGCTGGATATAATGAACAGGGAGAACCTGTATTTGAATTAAATGAAACAGTTACAAAAAAATTAGCGCCAGAATTATGGGAAGCACATATGGAATACGTGGATAGCAACCTCACACAGTTATTTGAAGAAGGTTTAATGAATGTGGAATACGATGAAAATCTACAGGCAACAATGCATTTCACAAAAGAAGGATATGATATTGCAGTTGAAAAAGGAATAATTCCACTGGAGGAAATAGAATGAAAATTAAAATATTATATTATTTTTATAAATTTATAAAAATTTTTAAAAAGAAAAAAAAGAGAGATGGTTTTATATATTAATCATGAATGTATTTGATGATAAGAATTCTTTATATTATATATCAGAAACTAATTATAAAAATAGGCATGAACAAGATGATGATTTTTTTATAAAAAGGATGTCTGAGCCGTTATCAAAAATAGTTGCTTTAGGCTGTTCAAATACATATGGCGTTGCAGTACCTAAAGAATTTCTTTGGCCAACAACTATTGAAGAAAAAACTGGATTATCGGTTGCTAATTTAGCATTCCCTGGAAATTCAGCAAAAGATTGTTTGGATATTTTTTTAGAATATATAGATAATGTTGGAATACCAGAATATGTTTTTGCATCTTTACCAGACCCACTCAGATACCAACATGTTGTTGATAGGTTTTATTATAAAAATTTTTATAATAATGTAGAGGCAAGAACAAGAACCTCTTATTTAATCAAAGATGGTCCAGAAGAAAAATACTTAAAGTTGCCAGCTATTCCTCATAACACTATTGCTCCAGAAAATGGAATACAGCAATTTTTTTCATCAGTTTATACTATGCAAACAATTTGTAAATTATTAAATATAAAATTTTATTGGTCTAGTTGGGACTTTAATACTTTAAGTATAACTAAAAAACTTTTATATATTAGTAATAAAATAGATAGCAAATATTTTTTACATGAAAAACATGCACCTACGTTTCATTATACAAAAACAAAAGATTATACCGCTTTTAATCAACATAAACATTCAGAAAATTTATGTTATGTAGAACATGAGAGTAAATTATTAGGAGAAGACATTTATTATATAGGTTCAGATGGACTCCATATGGGTGTACATTGGCATGATCATGTTGCAGAAAGTTTTATAGAAAAAATATGAAAAATGAAAAAATATATAATGATGATTTATGGAGACATTCAAAATATCCAATAAACGAAATCGGAAGAGATCTTTTTGCAAAGGGAGATAAGGTAAGTGATATAACAGGATTCTGGTTGGATGAAAATAAAATTAAGAATGTAGATTTAATAACTTTAGGATGTTCTTTTACATACGGCCAGGGAGTCCCAGCTGGAACCAGTTGGCCGTACTGGATTTCAGAAAAATTAAAAACTAGCTGTGCAAATATTAGTGGTCCAGGGCAATCTGTAATGTGGCTTGTAAGTACTTTTTTTTCTTATGTTGAAAAAGTTGGTAATCCTAAAGTAGTATTAGCACTTTTCCCAAATTTTAGTAGAATGCAAATTCAATATTTAAAAAATAAAATGAAATACAAACAACAAGGAATAGAAAAAAATAATCATGAAATTGTTGAAGCAATAATTGATTTAAATCCGTACGTAGGAAAGCTTGATTTTGATAGTAAGTATTTTAAAGCCCCGCTTGATATAAGCGAAGTTTTTCCAGTAGAAACAACCTTTAGTATCAGTATTCAATTTATTAAAATGTTAGAAATTTATTGTAGGTCTAACAACATAAAATTACTATGGTCAACTTGGAGCATCGGAGAAGAAGAATGGCTTAGTCAAAACATAAATAATACAAAATTTAAAAATTATGTTGATATGAATTTTAGACAATGGCATGTTTCAAAAAACTGGGAAGATGTTTTATGTAAAGATTTTATAAATGATAATTGTAATTTTAATTATAGTAAAGAAAGTTTATTTAATATGTGTCAAACAATAAATTGTCATGAATATTTAAGAGACAAATTTGGAAAAAATTTTGATATATCTAATGATAGAGAAGAGTTAAAATTTTTTTCTCATTGGGGAATACATAAACATGTCCACATATATGAAAACTTTTTAAATGAATTGGAGAAAAATGAAAACAATATTAGGAATTAATGAAACTTCTCATGACGCATCAATATCTTTAATAAGAGATGGAGAAATTTTATTCGCTGGTCATGCTGAAAGATATAGCAAACAAAAAAATGATTGGTATAATAACGAAGATATATATAAAGATATGCTTAATTATGGAACACCAACACATATAGCATATTATGAACACCCACAGCTTAAAAGATCAAGAATATTTTTAAAGGGCGGTGCTGCTGACTGGAAACCAAATATTCCAATGGATATTCCAGTCAAATACTTTAATCATCATTACTCTCACGCATGTGCTGGATATTATACAAGTAAATTTAATGATGCTGTAATAGTTGTCTTAGACGCAATAGGAGAATATAATACATCTACAATATGGGTAGGAGAAAATGAAAAAATTAAGTTAGTAAAAAAATTTAATTACCCATTCAGCTTTGGACTTTTTTATTCGGCATTCACATCTTTAGTGGGACTTATGCCTAATCAAGAAGAGTACATAATGATGGGGATGGCTGCGTATGGAGATCCTAATAGATATTTAAATAAAGTAAATTCATATTTTCCATCTATAAAAGAGCAAAAATATAATTTTCATAAGGGAATAACTGATTGGAATGAGCATATAGGGCAACAGGAACAATTTGACATTGCTGCTGCAGTTCAAAAAGTATATGAATTAAGATTAGTAGAGTTTATGAGGTACGCACAGTCTAAAACTGGAAAATATAATTTAGTTTTTATGGGAGGATGTGCATTAAATTGTTCTGCAAACACCAAACTTTGGAACATGTTCAATGATATTTGGATTATGCCAAACCCAGGAGACGCTGGCTCATCTCTTGGTGCAGCTGCAGCCCTATACGGTAAACATATAAATTGGAGTACCCCATACCTTGGACATGATCTTGGTGATAACTATCCAGTAATGGAAATTGTTACTTCTCTTATAAGAGATAAAATTGTTGCAGTAGCATCTGGCAGAGCAGAATATGGCCCAAGAGCGTTAGGCAATAGAAGTATTCTTGCGGATCCAAGAGACCCTAATATTAAAGATAAAGTTAATTTAATTAAAAAAAGAGA